AAAGTAACGGCAATAACGCCCTCTTATAATTTCACCGAAGAACACATAATTCAAGGTTCTTTCCAAGTTTCATATATTCCTATAGAAGACCGTAAAAACTGCAACGTACAAATTATTTGGAGAGAACAGCCCGATGATGATATTGGAATCGTAAGAACAGCAGAAATTAAGTTTGACGGTGAAGCAAGTACGGGGCCATATGAATCACACGATTTAAGTACTTATTGTGCGACCGAAAACCACGCTGTAAAAGTTGGTTCTTATATTGCTATTAGAAAAAAAACAATCACTCATACATGCAGGATTTCTGTAAGACCTTCTACTTTTAATGCAACGCTAGAGCTAGGAGATATTGTTAGGGTCAAGCTTCGCAGAGAGACAGAAGCGGGATTAAGTAGCCATGATTATTTTTACGAAGTAGAACGCATAGAAAAAAGTACAAGTGGATTAATCACATTAGATTTGACTCATTTCCCGATTGATAATCAAAAAAGATCTATTGTTGCTTTACTTGTTAATTCTGCAACGGGTAGCGGGGCATTGGTCGGAACCTCTCGAACTGATTTCACTTGCGATGTAAATAGCCGAACCGATACAAGTACAGCTCTTTCAGATGTTGGTATTGATTATGGAAGCTTACCAGTTAGTTTTGATGTTCCAAGTTTGGCAGAGGTTACAACGACATTAAACAAAACAAGCCTTGCAACTGCTGGCGGTGCCTCTACTGCTGATGGTGCAAACTTTAATGTTGATTCATATGATATTGGCGGATATGGGTCAACTTATAATTTATCGGCTTCGGGCGGTGTTGCTGGTGAGTTTGGTGCAGACTTAGGCAATGAAGCTAACGCAACAGATCCTCTTGAAAATCCCTTAACAACATCTCTTACAGACAACAGAACAACATCAAGAGACTTGCAGGAAGGCGATCAAATGACAGCTACAGGCCCAACTTGCGCGGGCGGTCGTATTCTTCGCTATCACGGCACAAGGCCATTAAATGCAGACGGCACAAAAAATATGGATAATGACGCGATTGAATGGGGAACAACTCCAGTGCAAACAGTAGCGGCGGCTGATATGGATTCTCCGGGCACATCTCTTTATATTTTGACAATGGCTGATGTTGATAAAATGGTTAAGTGGGTCACAGAATGTCCAGATGAAAGCAGCGACACAGGGTTTGGAACACCAACAGATATAGGAATGACTGACAAGGAAGTCGCCCCAAATGCTGCTAATTACACTCATGCCCGATGGGTTGGAACTACAACGGCTTTTACAGCAAAACAAACAGGTAGGACTGACGGCTACGGTAACCCATTACCAGACATTCAAGAATCAACAACTACAACAGATGTGACAACAGCTTATACGGCTTATACAAATTATTTAACCATTGGCGGCGGTTATGGTTGTGCAATAGGTCCAGTTTCTCAGGGACCAGGGCAGGCAGCAGGAGATTCGTTTTTTCACCCTGAACCCGGCCCTGTTGAATGGCGATCAAGAGTTGAGGTTGAGCAAATAACAGGATGTGGTGGAGGAAGTTTAAGTTTAGGGGGTTTAGGTTCTGATGGTAATGGCGGGGCGTGTCCTGGTCCTGCGCCATCAATGAGCTTTGCTTGTAGCACTCCCGGTTCTAAATGGACAATCAGCGGCGAGTGGGAACTAAGCACTAACGGCACAACAACAGCCGTTACATGGCAGGGGGTGGGACACGATGGCTGATTTTCCTTCTGTTGTCCCATCTGCGAGAACTTATGTGCCCGGTTCTTTTGCAAGTTCTACCCTTCCCGATATGAACGGGACTGAAACTAATATTCGTCATAGTTCGGCAAGCTATGGGCATCAATTAAAACTCAGATTTAAAAGTCTACCTAGAGCCGATTATGAAAGTATTTTGAATCATTATGTAATGCATGGAACATTTGAAAGCTTTGATTTAAATACGTCTGTTTTAGTTGCAACAAACTTAAGTTTTCCTACTGGTTATAAGTGGAGGTATTCAGATAGGCCAGAGATTGACGAAGACGAGGGGCAAATAGATGTTTCTGTAAGTCTTGAACTTTTACCGCCTTACACTGTCTAATTATGGATGCTTTCCCTTACTTAAGACCTGATTCCATTTCCTACGATTTAGGCGCGTTAAATGTATCTAAGAGTTCTACTTTATCAAGTGGGCCTATATGTTTTAGGCATTCATTGGCTGTTAATAATCACATATTAAAATTAAGATTTAAAGATAGAACACAAACAGAAGTTAGTTTGATTCGTGAGCATTATTACAACGCGGCGGGTCAACATTTGTCGTTTACTGTTCCTGCGATTGTATGGGGTAATTCTAGTGTTGTTTCGTCTGGGTCAACCTATCGATATTTAGAACCGCCAGAAGAAGATCAACGCGGGGTTATGCATGATATAGACGTTAAGTTATTGATATTAACTGGGCCTGAGTTGTTATTTACTTTGAATGGAGGCGGTGCAACTTTGGCGAGTGAAGCGGCCTTTAGTAGTTACGCATTTAACGGAACAGCTCCTTTTATAATTAACGGTGATGATGCAACGCCAAGTTCTATTACAATGAATTTAAATGGTGGCGCGGCTAGGCTATGACTTCAACAACCGTTAATGTAGTTTTAAAATTACGACGAGATACGGCGACGAATTGGGCTAGTGCCAACCCAGTTTTAGCAGCTGGAGAGGCGGTTATAGATTCAACAGCTAATAAAATAAAATTAGGAGATGGAACAACGGCTTATAACTCATTGGGTTATATGAGTGGCGGTTTAACATTATTAGATGAAGATAATTTTTCTAGTAATAGTGCAACAAGTCCACCAAGTCAGCAAAGCACAAAAGCATATGTAGACACGGCTGATGCGTTAAAGGCTAATCTTGCTGGCGCAACTTACACAGGCAATATTGTCTTAGATAATGCAAAAGAAATTCGTCTATCAGAAACCGATGCAAACGGAAGTCACTATTTAGGATTTAAAGCACCTGATTCGGTGACGGCAGATGTAACTTTTACCCTTCCAGATGGGGCAGGCTCAAACGGTCAATATTTACAGTCAAATGGAAGCGGCGCGTTAACTTGGGCCAGTGTTAGTTCTAATTCAACTAGTATTACTGTTGCAGATGAATCATCAGACACCTCTTGTAATGTTGCTTTTTTTACTGCTGCCACGGGAGATCTAGCCCCAAAGACAGGCACGAATTTGACTTTTAATTCTAGTACGGGTGAATTAACAGCAACAAAGCTTACCGATGATAAAGGTGACGTAAGGACAATTGTTCAAAACACTCAGGGCAGCGCTTACACCTTGGTAGCAGCAGATGCAGGAAAACATATCTTAGCTAGTGGAAATATAACGTGGGCTGATAGCGTTTTTACAGCGGGTCAAGCCGTGACTATCGTGAATAATACGGGTGGAGATATAACCATTACAAAAGGAACAAATATGTACAACATCGCAGACGCTACCAACGCCAACCGCACACTGGGAACACGTGGGCTTTGTACTCTCTTATTTACAGCGGCTGATACCTGCTATATCTCTGGTTCTCCACTTTCATAAATTATGCCTATTCAACAAATGCTATTAGGTGCGGGTGGTGCGCTTCCACTTGCTGACCCAGGTCAAGCTGTGATAACTAACACTAGTACTACTTCCTGGACTGTTCCTGACGGAGTTTATACCGTGTCTGTCGTTTGTATTGGCGCAGGTGGTGGACAGGCTGCATGGGGTGGTGGTGGCGGTGCATTAGCTTATGGTAATAATATTTCAGTCACACCTGGAACGTCTATCTCGGTACAAGTTGGTGCTGGAACGAGCGGTAGTTACGATGGTGGTTCAACATATTTTAACGGTTCATCAGTTTTACAGGGAGGCGGTGGAGTAGGAGGAGGTAGTAATAACACTAGTGTAGGTGGCACAGCCTCTGGATCTGCTTTAACTGCTGGGTACTCTGGAGGCGAGGGTGGTCAAGCTGTAGGTTGTGGTTTCTATGGTAGCGGTGCTGGTGGCGGCGGCGGTGCTGGTGGATATACAGGTGCTGGAGGTGGAGGAGGTGGAAGAGTTACTGGATCTGCACCTAAAGCTGGTGACGCTGGTACAAATGATGGAGCAGGAGGTGGTGGCTCTGCATGGTGTTCTTTATGGGGAGGTACTGGAAAGACTGGCGGTGGCGGCGGCGGATCTGGTTTATTAGGAACTTCAAGCAGTTCAACAGCAGGAAGCGGTGGAACTCATCCTGGTAATTATGGAAACGGTAAAAGAGGTGGCGACGGACAAGGGAATGCCAACTATGATACAGATACACCTACTGGAGGAAGTTATGGAGGAGGAGCAGGTGGAAAAGCTTCTGGCAATGATAGTTCAATAGTTTCAGCCCAAGGAGCTATTCGTATTATGTGGCCTGGTAATGAGCGATCTTACCCAAACACACGTGTACCTGACGAGTAAACTACACAACTAAAAATCATGGCAACACCTTTTATTGAGTACACCCACACAGATGGTGACACTTCAAAATTTGAGTTTAGTAATTCAATAACATGTGAAGACTTTGAAAAATTCCATCCTCTAAAAAAACCTGCTCTTTATGGCGAATATACAGATGAAAATGGTGTCAAATCAAAACTAGACTTGAATGAATCGACAAAGCATGAAGACTTGGTAGCTTTTTATGAAACTTATACAAAAAAACATGATCCTTGTTCTCCTCCTAACGATTAACAAAAAATGAAACCTATGGACAATGGGCCAAACCTTCGTTTGATATTTGGGAAAATAACACTTAATTATTAACTAATCTTTCATAGCTTTTTTGTTGTTGAACTCTAATTTCTACAATCTCTTTCATAATAAATAAAGGCAAGACCGCCGAAAATGTAAGGACAAAAGCTAAGACAATTCCATTTATTAATGTTCTATTGATTGACTCCCACATAGCAAAGGGGTTTTAATACGTCTTCATAGTAGCTAAGATTTGGGGCAAAGCTTTAGTTTTATGGTTAGGAAAGTCTTGGACGGGTTTACGATTGCCACCTTTCTTATTGTCGTTGGTGGTTCTGCTACTGTTTATTTTCAACGTGGAAATATCATGAAAGGAGTAATGGAACAGGTCACAGAGAAACTACCTGAGTTAATACAAGGATCAATGCCAAAGGTAGAAATACCAAAAACAACCGGCAATGTTCTTTTTAACCAATGATTCAATTTAAGTCGTTGAATGGATTGTCCACGCTTGTTTTGGCTGGAGGACTTATCTCAACTAATTTTATGAGCTTAAATATGCTGGCAAAAAAAGACGGCGGCATACCTGACATTAGTAAGCTAAGTTCCACGCCTTACAGTTCAATTCAAATCAGGAGCGAATCCAAGCCTGACGGTGGGGAGGAGTGGACATTTGCCAGCCGTCAACACGATCCGAAGCTAGTTACAACAATCATTGACGATGAGAAACCGACCTTTAATGGTGGCGTTAAAAAAAGATATACACATAAACAAGACGTAGCTCAATTTGCAATTTATCCTCAAGGGTCAGACGGAAAACTTACAAAAGATCAGATTGCCTGTATTGAAAAAATGGCTCAGGGTAGGAGCAATGGACAACTAATTGCGGATAGTGCAAGCGTTTCAGTCAGTCCTGCCATAGCCAGCGTTCCAATCGTAGGGCCAGTATTGGCAGGTATATTTTTTGGTCAATCTAGAAAACATATAGGCAATGCTGCAAGTTCACTTGCTGGTCAATGGAATGATTGTTAAGTGCCAGAAATACCAGAGATCGGGATTCAATCAATAAGGTCTATACCTTCATGGGCGCAAAGACAATCTAGAAGTACTGCTTTACCTCCACCAATTACTAGCCGTTATGCAGTGGGAGGATTCCCCATCGTTGAAGTTCCCGGCTGCGTTCGGATGTGGGAAGATTTCACAAAAAACTCTGAACTAGTCTTTGACGATCCGAAAGGTTCAGTCGTGTTGTGCGAAGGCCCAGTCCCTACCCTTGAAAGTATGGCGGTTGATTGGGATGCGCTTTCTTATAGCAGTTCAGAACAAGAAGAGGAAATAATAGAAACACCACCGCCACCCGTTCAGATCGTTCCGCCCGTATCAAAGAAAAAGAAAACGAATAAAGATAAGAAAGAAGAAAAGGAACAACAAGGGAATCAGGAGCAAGGTTCATCTGATATTCCTACTGGAGATTTAAATTTAAATAATGCTTTTAATGTTGATCTTTTACCCTGCCCGCGTCCTGATGATTTAAGCGTTGGTAGTAAAGGTAAGTTTGGAAGAGCGAGAGTTAAAGGGCATAAGTTAAATTCAGATAATGAGTGCGTGACCCTTTGGGAAGAAATACCAGTTTTAGAAACTGTTAACACCTATTTACCGCCGCCGCCTTTAGTACTTACAACGGGAGCCGTGGCAGCTACGGCGGTTACTGCCTCAGTATTAGTTAAACCATTAAGTGATTATCTTTTAAAAATTGTTAAACCATTAGTTAAGAAAGTACTTCAAAAAGTATTAGCTAAGGTTGGAAAGAAACAAAAAACACTTAGTCTTTTTGAACGTCGTAAACAGCAGAGGCAGAACCGATAGAATGCTGATGGTTCGGTAAAGTATTAGGAGGATTCAGAAGAATAATATCTTCGCAGATTTTGTAATAGTCAGAAGATTTAGCAAAGGTCACTCCAAGCTTTTTCTGTTCCGCGCAGACCTTCATTCTTGATAATTCAAAGTCTAATCTTTTTGTATGGTAAGCCTGTTCAATCATCGCGATTCTTGCATTTGCAGCCCTCTTACATTGCTTTGATAATTTCCTATCTAGAGGGATACTTACAGTCGCTGAAAATCCGTAATTAAAACTTAAGTTGTTTCGTGGTTGACCGGTTCTGATTGGCTTTGTATAAATAACATTACCGGGATATAAAAGGTTGCCGTCGTCGTCTGTTCGCTCGTCATATATATTCTCGTTGTAATAAGGTTCATAGGGTAATTTGTGAGTATCAACCCCATTTAAGAACGGTGTCAATGTTAACGTACTGCCCGCGCATTGAATGCCATCACCAAAAGATTGCTCCATAAAAGACCCGCTCATCACTTGTATTCCACTATTCACGACGGAACCACTACTTGAGGCACTAGGAGAGGCTACAGAGGTCGTATTTGCTAACGCTGGTGTACTTGTGACTATTGCACAAAGACTGAGACAGATTCCACTACCGACTCTATATTTTCCTCTCTTTGTATTGTTGTGATATTTGTTAAACCTGGAGAAACTAAAGTTTCTGAAAAGTTGAAACTTACACCCGGACTTGTTAATTGCCATTGCGGTTTGTTTTCTGGGGTAACGTCAACACTTGTATAAGAAAAGGTTGTACCTTCAATTGTTTGTTCTTCTAAAAGTTTAGGTACTGGGCTAATAATTAAATCATCATTTACAGGTTTTATTCCCGTACCTGAAACACTGTATTGATAACCTGAATTTATATCGTGGCTGACGATTGTCTCTTTTATAACGCTTTTTGTAGTTTGAGAACTGTTTAAGGTTCCTTGACTGAATGAAGGCGACACTGGAACAGATTTAACAGGGTCAGCTAATAATAAAAGTAAAAATATTAAACGCATAAATATTAATTTAATACAGAAAGTTCACTTACAGTTTGAATAATAGTTGAAGTGCCCGGCCCTCCACCAACGCCAGTGACTAAGCCTTCACTCGTAAGGGTTATGGTTCCGGGTGTATGGCCTCCGGCTCCTGTTGTTGTTGTCCCGTAAAGCGGAAGATTTGGAACCGCCCCGTTAGTCACTGTTGAACCGCTCCCAACTGCTGCAATTCCGTCCCCCTGGGTGAATGATTCTTGAAAAGTAAAGGCAGATCCATCTGTGTGAATCTTATAATTTGCGTTAGCTTTTTGCGTCGCGGCGGTTGTTGAGCCATTTCCGGGTGTTAACCCTCCAAACACATCGCTGTTAGCAGTTCCAACTTGAATATTTGTACCTGTCACGCTGTAAGAACTACCGATACGGGAGGCAGTAGAAAAGGCGTTATCCATTCGCGCCTCTGCGCTTGTTGTAATGCGGTGGATCATATCGGCTTGCACTGGAGAAGACGCAAGCAAGAAAGCAAAGGGGATTAATAGTCGTTTCATGAGAGTTTGCCGTCATCCCCTATAGGACGATTTGTTATTGGATCAACGCGACGAACTTCAGCAGGCTTAGCTATTAGTTCTATCGGCTGTTTAACGATAATAACTTTATCCCCATTATTTGTAAGTATCGGCCCCGACCCTTCACCCTCTTTCTTTTTCTTTTTGTTACCGTTATTTGCTCCTACGCTGATACCCCATCCGGCTAAAATATTCCCTAATAATCCAGCGGCAAAAGTGCTATCAATTCTTGGCTGATCTGGTATATCCATGCCAAACATCCTTGTGGGTAACTTGATGTACCCCAATGAAAGTACTAGAAGACACCAGACCAATATAAAGCCCTGAGCCGAGGTACTAACTAGGAACATAATTTTTTCTTGATATTCCGGCTGGTCGTCGTCTTTTTGAATGATTTTCTGTTCAGATTCTTTTGGCTTCCCTTTTACTGAATTAGTCATAGGCGTGTACGCAATACGCAGACATATTAATATATATAAACTAATTACTTGTGTTAATGAGTCAACCCATTTCAATCTGGGAAAACGCAGCCCGCGCTCAATTATTAGAAGATATGTACTGGCTTGATCAGCGTGATTCGCCAAACCATAGGCATACAGGCACGTTCACAGGATTATGGAAAGAATTAGAAATTAGAAATAAGTGGAACAAATTGCTAGGTAA